AGGGGTTAAGCGCGCTTTATAATTTATATATTAACTTAAATTATTTAAAATGTCAACTCATTTTCCATTGTTTGATACGTTTCCATTTTGTCGAACATTCTTTTCGACCGTTATCATATCTAAAACCTGTTTTTTCATATATATTAATATGCTTAGATGGTTTTTCAAATTTATAATGTTCTTTTGGTTGATAATTATTTTCGGATATTTTTTTAGCTAAAATTATTTCTTCTTCTGTAATAGATTTTATATGATATTCAATAGTTGTATGATTAAATTTGGCAACATCACCGGCAGCCAATTTTGGTAAATTTTCAATTACACAGCATATGTAACAATAAATTCTTTTAGGTTTAGTTTGATTACTATAACGCCCTGAAAATACTAACTGAAAATAATTTTCAACTTTTTTTAATATTTTTTCACATTTTTTTCTTGAAAATTCTTTTCTACATTTCATCGAACAATAAAGTTTATCTGAGTTTATTTCTTTATCGCAGTTAAGACATCTCATTTTATCGTCCTTCGTTAAATCTTTTCATGCGTTTAAGTTTAATAATTTGTTTTTTAAATTCAATATCTTTAGCAACAGGTTGCCAGTGAAATTCAGAAACCTCGTTACCGCTGTTGTAATATTCGTTAATCTTCTGTGCTTCATGGTCGCAATCGTAATTGTAATTGTCAAATTTGTCTCTTGATTCCATGTAACTGTTATATTCAGTCATATTAACCTACCTCATTGTGAAATAAACAATAAGTGAAGCGCCCCAAATCATGAGGAAAAACATTATTGTTATACCCGTTGCAATTCCGGCAAAGTTCCCTTCATCGTTGACCGCCACATAAAGTATTGAAACAATAGTGAATAGGCTTAATATAGAAAAGTAATAAATCATTTCTTTTTCTCCGAATAAAAGTAATAACCCCAAGGGTCAACTTTGAACTTTTCAATTACCCCCTCTTTAACAGCTCGGCTTAATGTAGAGTAAACCGTTTGTTTTTTCACTTTTCGTTTGTTTACTTTTTCGAAATTTTCGAATATCTGAGAAGCAGTAAAGCCATTGGGGTATTCTCTAAGGACATTGAGAATTGAATTATATGTACGATTAACTTTCCTTTTCATCTCTTAACCTTTCTACAATGTTTACAGATAAAATTATGCAAAGGAAAATTGCAATTATCAACGCAATCAAGGTCTTTATTTTCCCTTTGGCAATAATCACAACAATGCTCCCATTCATGGAACCCGAGCCAACAAAGCAAGCGCCTAATCATCTAAATCATCTCCAGCTTTTTTTATTGACTTAACAACACCTTTTACAAGGCTTGAAGTACCTAGTGTTGCGATAGATAATAAACCGTCTGTTTCATCTTTACGGTCGTCTGTAAGGCTTGACAAATCTTTTCCAAGTTCGCCAAGACAGCGGATTGGGGTAGATACTAAAGTTGTAATTGATTTAAATATTCCCATCTTTCTCATCCTCGTAAAAAATTACTTCATCTTTGTGGACAGGTCGGCAATTTTGATAATAACTATCACCATCTCTTAAATACATATCATCTTCGTTATAATCTACTAAAATTCCTAATACTTTCCTTTCAATATTCCAAAACCAGCAAAGACACCTCTTCTTAATGATGGTCTCCCAGTCAATAGGCTCTTGATAAAATTCCCAGTCAGAAGCTTCCAATTCTTTATTTGTAAAAATAAGACCTTTTTTAAAATCAGATATTTCAACAAAATCATTATCTCCCCAGTATTTACGCCTAATTTTAGCACCGTTTCTGAACTCGGGCAGTAGTTCTTCTAAATATGACATTGGTTACTTCTCCTTAATGCTGATACAATTAACCCCCAAGTAGGATTCTCCCTTTCTAAAAGCGGAGCAGGGCATACCCAATTTATCAATTCGTAGTAACCTGAAAAATCTTTTTTATCCAAATCAACTTCCAAAGCTCCCGCCCAAATTGGTATTTCTTCTTTCTTAATCAATCCCTTTGGGAATGCGTACCATACTTCATTTGAAAACAATCTGGCAGCGACTTGTTTCCGACAGTTGTTCTTATCCCTTAAAAAATCAGACCGACTAACCTTAATTTCGATTGTTACTGTCTTATTTCCTTTTTCAGGACTAATACAAAATAGGTCGGCTCTTTTTTCGCTTGTATTGCCATATCCAGAACCAAAACGAAATTCAGGAACACAGATATAATGGTCGAAAGGATATGTTCTCGGTAAAATATCAAGAATTGCTGCTGTTTTTTCTTTATCTGTCATCCCTCAATCTCCTTTAATGCTTGCTGCGCGTCAAATACGATGTTTTTTAAAATCACCTCGGCATCGTAATCATATTGTGTTGAGGTGTCAGCTTGTTCTTCAATCCATTTCAAAGCCTTAACAGCAATCTCCAGCTTTTCCTCAAGTTCAATCTCTCGGTCGGTCTTAGTCATTATTAAACTCCTTGCTGTTGACGGCATCTTGCCACGTTGGATATTCTGCGATTAAATTCACTTGAAGTCCACCAAAATCATTTTTTGCCTGTATAGTTAATCCACTTGGGGTAATAAGGTGTATTTCGACATTATGATTTACGTCCTTTTTTACCCGAGTTATTGCAAGGATAAAGCCGTTATAACCCTTATAAATCTGTCCGGACTTAATCATTTTTCCTCACAATATTTAAGAGAAACCGGAGCCGTTTATTATCTTTATCCAAAGCTTCGTTTCTGTGTTTTAGCCAGATAACATGCTGATTTTCACTTTGCAGCCGTTTAATTTCAGCTTTCAATCTCTCGATCTCAGCGCCTTGTTTTGCCATTATGTCGATATGGTCGGCTCTTTCATCATAATTAACTAATGTCATCACTCCTCGCTTTCACCGATAATGGCGTTGATACGGGTTAAAACATCAGATGTTTTCCAAACCCAGTCACAACTATAAAACCCAATACCTTTTATGATGTTTTCCATCTCTTTTTGAATGTACGGCTTGCACTCTTTCAGCAGAGCTAACAATTTGTCGTTATTGTCACACATCAATCCCAACGCTTTATTATCTTTTTTATTCGTTCTTTGGTTTCGGTTAATTGCTTTTCTTACCCGGTATTGGCCGCGAGAATAAAACGTTAAAAACACCGTGTCGCCGATGTTAAATTTATGTTCAAATTGTGTTATCATCTTCTCTTTCACTTTCACGTTTAGCAATACAAAACCTTTTGACCGCGGAGGTTATCCGAATAACGTCTTCGGTATCACAATCAAGCGTAATCCCTCTTGCGACCATTTCCAAAAGGTCAAACATCTGCTTGTTTTCCTCTTTAAGCCTATACAGTTCTTCATAATCGCACGGATCAAGTACTTCGATGTCTGTACTCTCATTTCCGCAAAAACTGAAACTGTTATCGTCGTACAGGTGCGCCGGATATATTTTCCCATTGCATAAAGTTTTGACAAAATAATCTTTTTCTTTCTTAAGCCTTTCAGCTTTCCAATCATCAGTTAAATTCATTTTTCTTTTTCCTTGTTTTAGCCGGCGGCGTCAAGCCGCCGGAAATAGTTAAATGGTTAAAATTACAAAGCTAGCACCGGGCGAACGTAGCTATAGTAGTTCTTATTGTCGTAGCTGCTCAAACCGAAACTGTAGTAAAGGTTAGAGAGCCACGCGTAGTAGCTGCTATACTCCGACGAAGACCAGTACCAACTTTTTTTCAACGGCTCGCCGCCCGCACGAACAAGGGCTTTGTTGACAGCATCCAAATTTTCGGCAATCGCCATCCAGTCTTCTTTTGATGGAATTCCTAATTTTACGGCGTCATGCCAATTCATTTGTTCCGGCTCGTCGCGCAACGCCAGAACAATTACCCGTCCGTTGATAGCGGCGGCGCGAACGCCGACCGGCTGGCCGTTCTTTTTCACAATCATCACTCGAAATTTTGACATTGTTTATTTCCCAATAGTTAAATAGTTAAAATTACAAAGCTAGCACCGGGCGAACGTAGCTACCGTCGTAGCCCTTACTGCCCCAGTCCAAACCGTCACTGTCGCCAAAGGTAGAGTACCACGCGCCGTAGTTATCGTACTCCGACGAAGACCAATACTCACCTTTCAGCGGTTTGCCGCCGACACTTTTCAGCATTTTGTTTACGGCGTCCAAATTTTCGGCAATAAATTTCATTTCGTGCTTCATCGGCAATCTGCAATAGTGCTCTTCACACCAAAGTTTTGCCTCGTACCAAGTCATTTTTTCTGCTGCATCTTTAAGCGCAAGGTCAAAATAATGCTGGTTATCAATGTAGCAGCGGATGGCGACAGCTTTGCCATCTCTTGCTATGGTTGCCATTGTGCCGGCGGTTTTTGCCGGCTCAAAAGCCAAATTATCCTCATAATCCGGTGCGTTATTAGTCATTTTTCAATCCTTTCAATTTATCTGACCAATGTTTAATCAACTCTAAATCTTCTTTTCGCGATGGGCTGCTATAATACATATCGTTTTCACATTCATGAATGTATTCTTGATTTATAGCCCATTGAAGACCGTTTAATACATCTCCTAAGCTCTCAATTACAGCCCCTCCCGCAGTTTTACAATGTGGTTTTTCTTTAAGAACGTTTATAATTGCAACGGTACTTACTCCTAAAAATTTTCCCGCATCAGATGCAGTTTTAAAAACCTCTGTCTTACCGTTTTGTAAATGTAATAGTACGCCATCGGTTTGTGTAATAGTAGTTGGGTCAACAAGTAATGGTACTAATGCACTTTTAAACGTTTCGTGTGTTGTGAGTGTAATAGTATCGCCGAGAACAAGCTTAAGATGTCTTAAATTTTTAATTACCATTCGAGTTTTATACCCATTTTTATGTGTAATAGTACAGCTGTAAAACATTAATGTTACTCCTCTTATTTATGTAATCTTACTGTAAAACCGAAGCTTTCCGCTTCCGTCAAATTGTTAGTTGTAAATATGATATTACTCGAATCGTCCAATACATCCCATTTTGCGCGCCGCAGGTCGTCTGATTTCAAATTATAAGGCATTATAAGCGCCGTCCGTGTCTTGTCTGAGTTATGTAATAGTACAGCGGAATCCCGTTCGGACGGAATTAAAAGAACCGCATCAACGCCGACAAAATTTAAAGCCGTTTTAAAATACCGCTCGTTAATAAACAAGTTGTTAATATTCGCAAGGCCGGCGGTATATGTTACCCGGTCGAGTTGCCAGCGGCGGCGGGCGTTGTCCGCCATGGATGATAATACAAACCTCCACTTATTCAACGGTTCATGGCTTGCAGGTGACATTACCGGGGTTTGAAATTTCCACCATGAACTGAGATAATTTAAACCAGTCTTATTATCAACAAGCATTATTAAACCATCAGACGCTATAAACTCCCCTGTGCCCGCCTGATAAACGTATTTAAGAGCGGGACGGTCATTTAAACGACTTGTAACTTTATCAAGCTCTTGAGCGTAAAACATGAATGAAATTATCTCCTAATAGGCATTTAAATTAAAAACTTAACACCGGCCGGATGTAGTAACTTGTTTGTTTATTGGTTGCATCGAAATCGTAACCGTAACCAAAACCACACAACCACGCCCATGAGTGGTCATACTCCGACGATGACCAATAATACCCTCTTAATTCATCTCCGCCCGCACGAACAAGGGCTTTGTTTACGGCGTCCAAATTTTCGGCAATAAATTTCATTTCGTGCTTCATCGGCAATCTGCAATAGTGCTCTTCACACCAAAGTTTTGCCTCGTACCAAGTCATTTTTTCTGCTGCATCTTTAAGCGCAAGGTCAAAATAATGCTGGTTATCAATGTAGCAGCGGATGGCTTTTTCAAATCTTTTTATTATCATTTTTCGAATCCTTTTTTTTGTTGTTTATACTTGTATGTTACATTAAATTGTTAAAATTGTCAACAGGTTTTTTAATAATTTAATGTTGGTTTACATCCATGGCCCTTTAATAATTTTACTGGTCGCCTTGCCCGCCTGTTGCAACTCTGGCAAATTATACCATATATATTGCCCGCCCTGCATGCCCTGCCGCCAGCGTGACCGACTCAATTGACCGTTTATGTATATATTGCCGGCGGGGGTCAACTCAACCGTTTCAGCTTCCCAAAAGTCTCGAATTTTATCAGCCAATTCCTGCAAGCTTGCGGCAGTGTCATTTATTTGCTCACGCCGCTGCTCTTGCTCATATGCAACTTTAAGGTCAGCAATATCGCGGGAGCTAAGATTTGCACGTTTTAAAATTTGCATTTTTACACCTTGTGAAATTTACCCGAACATCTCGACAATTTAATATCACCAGAGCCACCAAATTTTGGAAAGTTGAAAATTCCGGCGTTGTTTATAGCTTCTTCAAACGCCTTGCTTTTACGATCATAACCATAACCGCCCGCAGACCCAGATCCTCTTAAATTAACTTCTTTGTTGTCAATCCACAAGCAGCAATAGCAAGTTACTTTTGTAAAGTAAAATCTAATATCTATTGTTTCAATATTATTGTTGCCAAAATCAATAACTTTGTAACCACAGAAAAAATTATTTTCTTTTCTGTGGTTTACGTTAAATTTTGATTTGTCCGGGTCAATAACTATTTTCAAAAATTTCTTTTTATTATCCCAAGCGTTAACCTCGTTTTTGAATTTGCGTATTATCATTTTTTCGAATCCTTTCTTTATCGCAAAAATTGAATTACAAAATAAAGCACCGTAAACGTGCTGATAAAACCAGAAAACCAATACATTGTTGATTATCCTACATACGAACAAGAAATAAATTAGGGTTTTCGTCGTCAACAGCTTCAACAATGCACGACTCATTTTCCGGCAGCTCCGAAGCTGTTATGACAGTACAATTATTTATATAATCATTGGGTCAAATTCGCAATTTTCGAAACAGCCTTCGTCAATAAGTTTTTCATACATTTTATAAAAAAGCTGTCGTACTTCAATATCATCTGTCCAAAAGTCAACCCGTTCATTAAGCAAATTTAAAGCGGTATCTTTATCAATTTTAACAGTTAACATTTTTCGAATCCTTTCTTTTTTGTTTAAAATTGTCAATAGGTTTTTTAATAATTTTGTTAGCAAAACGGCTGTGCTACCTTATTCCTTAAAATAAATTTCCGCGCCGCAAACATCGTCTATTTTATCCATATAATACGGTTCTTCAGCGCAAAGTTTTTCTACCATGTCACACACCCATTGATTATTATAACCGTAGATTTGGAAGCTTAACGAGCTTTTACCGGAATTAATCGCAGCGTCTACCATGTGTTGAAATTCAATATCATCCATCTCTTTTTAACTCCCTGTTAAATTAATTTGCTGTCAACCTGTTCACGAATAACCGCTATGCTTTCCTGATTTAAAGCAGTCTTTAAACTGTTAACAACCGGAATAATGTCCAAAGTGTTATCAAAATCTATCACTTGGACGATTAACGTTGTTTCCAAAACTTTTGTCCCGTCGCGATGTGTATACTGTATACAAGCCGCGCGCTTCTTGAATCGTGCAATCACCAACAATTTTATAAGCATCTGTTGTTTGCTGTCTTTGTCATTTAAGCCAATATACAAATTATATTTAGTTAACATTTTTCGAATCCTTTCTTTTTTGTTTATACTTAATATATAACATAAATTATAAATGTTGTCAATACTTTATGTTAAAAATCTGTTGGCTAAAGGTGTTAAAAATGTTAAAAGTGTTTTTAATAAAATGACTTCATTCTTCTGAAACCCTTGGTATACTTGGAATCTAGAGAGTTGTTAATATTTGTTGTACAGTTATATAACTAAACAACTACAACTTACAACTTTTAAAATTGCGACTTGAAAACGAAAAAAACGACGTTTCCACCCTATCAACATGACTAACACACAACTAAATTATAATAACTTTCGTAACATAAATTATTAACGTTGTTAACGTTGTTAATGTTAATGAGGCGCACGGTGTTAATGTTAAGGGGGGTGGTCCCGGGGTGTTTGGAGCTTCTCTTACCCCAAACCCCGAAACACTGAAAACACCAAAAACTCTTGACAACACTTATAGTTTATGTTAATGTCCTTTCTGAAAGGAGAAAATTCCATGTATTTAACGATTGATAGCGTTAGAAAATGGCGAGTTTATAAAGTATACGATGAACTCGGAGAACTCGTTTACATGAACGCAGCAAAACTGCCTGATATAGTTGCTTTGCGTAACATTTCCTGTGCAAGGTCTTTCAATCCTTTGATGACTTATAAAGTTGTCATTGGGGATAAAGAATATGATAAAAAAACTGATGCAATGAATGATGTTGTCAAAAACATCCCTTACAAAACGCCTAAATTTAATTTGGAGGTCAGAGGATATATGAACGACAGATTCATTGTTTGCGACCAGACAAATGAGATATTCAGAAGTCAATATGAAGCTTGTCAAAGATATGGTATAAATAAATCGAATTTAAGCAACCATCTGCGGGATAGAAATTTAATCAGAACGGTTAAAGGTTTTTCATTCCATTATTATAATGCTTTGGACGAACAAAGACAGCTTATGAAGAAGTGGACGCCGCTTATGTATAATGTAAGCGGGCAATATTGGGGGAATTTTGACGCAGAGCAAGTCTACAAAAGCTATAAGTACCGTCATCCGCTTGATGATTCACAGCCGAACAAGCCTGCTTTTAATTATACGCCTTGGGCGCCTATTATTCCTGACGGCAATGACCCTATTCCTCCCGAAGCGTTAAGGTTCCCGGTGCCGGGACAGACCCCCCTTCCGGTTCGGCACTGTAATCTTCAGGCATTGTATGAAACCGAGGAGCTTCCGTGGCATCGGCCTAACAGCTCAAGACAGATTGACTTAGGAGATAATCCATGCTATTGAACAACAGAGAATATTATATATTTATCAGGGACGGTGAGTACATGGTCGGCAAACTGATACACGCTCTTAAAAAAGGGGACGATATAGAGGTGCTGGGTCATGCGGATACTAAATTTGAGGCTTATCAACTGCTTGAGACGCTTACCGGCCAGCGCCCCTTTATGCTGCATCGCACCCTTCGGCCGGTAGAGTGCGTAGAGACGGGTGAGAGATTCCCGTCAGCGGCGGCGGCCTGTGCAAGATACGGTATCTCCGCACCTCTTATGAGTATGCATCTTGGCTGCAAACCGTGCTATAATACCTGTAAAGGCTTGCGCTTTAAATATGTAGAGGACAAGGAGACAAATTAATATATGACATCCTGTTATCCTACAAGTGCTTATGACATGATAACCGAGGCGGAGAGAGCCGTTCTCGAGGAATATGTCAGCTATGCTGTGGCAGAGCAACAGCGCAAACATCAACGAGTGGACCTTGCGCTTAATTTGCCCGTGCCGGCTGAGTTTATGCGCAAGGGGAGAAACTGCTTTGTTAAACCGGTGGTACTTGCGGCTCTTAGAGAGCGGCTTTTAGAGGAGAGCGCCAATCGCGATATATCGCCTGACAGAGTGATAAGGGAATATGGGAAGATAGCATTTAGTGATATTAGCGATTATCTTGAGCAGGGGGCGCTTGGGTCTGTCCAACTTAAAGACTTCGACACCATTTCAGCTGATAAACTCGGCGCTGTCAAAAGCGTGGAAACACGCGTGGGAGCTAACGGCATGTCACAGGTCAAACTTGTGTTGCATGATAAATTTCCTGCACTTAAAGCTTTAGCCGAGCTTATGGGGCTGCAAGCTCCTGACGCCCCCCCGGCACTTGAAGGATATGTCAAACAGGAGATACGCTCCATGGAGCAGGCGGCATTGCAAGCTCCTGAGGCAGAGTATGAGGAGCTGCTGGAGGAGGTTAACCGTGGGGACGACTAGCAGCATGAGGGCGTTGACGAGTGGGAGTGTGTCAGATGTTCAGATACGACCTTGGCATCCCTGTCCGCTTGACAATAACTCATGGCCGCCTGACTATAAAGCAGTGTATGCATGGCGGACCGCTATGTTGCGCAAACTCCGTTCAACACCCGGTGCATTTGAGGCAGCTCGTGCTTATTATAGTACGCGACCCGGGAATTTTATAATGGACTGGATGGATACATATGACCCGAGACGGCAACATAACAAATGGGTGCCTTTCATCTTCTTTAAACGCCAACAGGAGGTAATAGACTTCTTTGAGAGTTGCTCAAGTGACAAAGAGAGCGGGCTGGTGGAGAAATGCAGAGACTTTGGGCTGACATGGCTTGCCTGCGCTTATTCCGTATGGCGATGGCTTTTTATTAAAAACGATGCTGTCGGATGGGGGAGCCGTAAAGAGACGCTTGTCGACAAGCCGGGGGACCCGGACAGCATATTTGAAAAAATAAGGCTTATCTTGCATAGGCTTCCTCGACTTTGGCTGCCTGAGGGGTTTAGCTTCGGGCGGAATTGTACTTATATGAAATTGCTTAATCCGGCTACAGGAGCCATTATCGCCGGAGAGGCAGGGGATAATATCGGACGCGGCGGTCGTCGAAGCTGCTATTTTGTTGACGAAGCCGCGCATATTGAGAGAGCAGAGAAAGTAGAGGCGGCTTTAGGAGATAATACTAACGTCCGTATTGATATTTCATCAGTGAATGGTGTCGGGAACGTTTTTCATCGAAGACGTGAAAATGGTGTTGTATGGACCCCGGAGCGAAAGGAATACCCGATTGGTTATGTTAGAGTATTTGTAGCGGATTGGCGCGACCATCCGACTAAAACCCAAGAATGGTATGACGCTCGTAAAGCTCGGTATGAACGAGAGGGTATGGCACATATTTTTGCACAGGAGGTTGACCGCAATTATGCTGCCGCAGTCAGCAATACCGTCATTACATACGAGTGGATACTGGCGGCCATAGACGCTCATGTTAAACTTCCTTGGCTGGGAGAGGCTGTAGAAGCTCATAAAGACGAATGGACGGCCGGGCTTGACGTGGCTGACGAAGGTAATGACCGGAATGCGCTAAGCTTGCGGCAATTTGTCGTGTGGCGGCAAGTGGACGAGTGGGGAGAAAGAGACCCCGGAATCTCCGCTCGTAAAGCTGTATTGGCATGTCGTCCTCATGCCGGTAACATTACCTGCCAATACGATTGTATTGGTGTAGGAGCGGGTGTTAAAACAGAATATAACAGACTTGCAACCGACGATGGGGTAATAGATGCAAGGCGGATACCTTTCATTCCGTGGAATGCGGGCGCTGCTGTAGAAAGACCTTTTGAAAGAATTATACCTGATGATAATGAAAGCTTGCAAAATAAAGATTTTTTTGATAATTTGAAAGCACAAGCTTGGTGGTCTATGCGCACAAGATTTTATAAAACCTATAAAGCTGTAACGGAAGGTGTAAGATATAAACCGGAAGAACTTATATCTATAGACAGTTCAATGCAGCTTTTGGAACAGGTAAAAAAAGAACTTATGCAGCCGACGGTCGGATATAGTTCTCGGCTTAAAATGTTGATAGAAAAGAAACCGAACGGGATGAGATCGCCTAACTTAGCTGACAGTGGTGTTATGGCTTTCTTTCCTCTGTCGGAGAATACAAATTACAGTGTGGTTGGTTCATATGGGATATAAACATGGTTAAAAAATCAGAGATGTTAAAACGGTCGCCGGATATTGAATGTATGGTGCCGTATTGGGATAAAGTAACAGATATTCTCAATGGAAAAGAAGCTATAAAATCTGCCGGAACGGCTTATATGCCCGCATTCCCTGATGAAACAAGCAAAGATTATAATTTCAGATTGCAAATCAGTAAGTTTACGAACATTTATCGTGATGTTGTTGAAGGTCTCGCCAGTAAACCGTTTCAAAATGAAATAACACTTTTGGGTGGTAATAACATTTCAAAAGAATTGCTTGATTTTGTTGAGAATGTAGATGGAGCGGGTAATAATCTAACAAGTTTTGCGGCTTTGACATTTTTTAACGGTATTAATTATGCTCTTGATTGGATATTCATTGATTACCCTTCTATACCAAATTCTGAAGTTATTACGGTTGCTGAAGCTAAAAATATGAATTTACGCCCGTTTTGGGTACATATTTTGGCTAAAAACGTGCTTGAAATTAAAACGGAAATGCAAGGTTCAGAACAGATTATAACATACTTTAAACACATGGAACCGGGTTTTGGAAATGACCCCATGCACGTCAGAGAGTTCGTTAAAAATAAGAACGAGCAAATTGAATGGAAACTTTATGTTGAAGTAACAAATGATAAAAATGAAACAGAATTTGTTGTAGAACAGGAAGGAGTGTTAAGCATTGATTTTATCCCGATGGTGCCGTTTGTAACCGGTCGTCGGGATGGTAAAAGTTTTAAGTTTTATCCGCCAATGTCAGATGCCGCAGATTTGCAGATAACACTTTATCAGAATGAATCAGCTCTTGAATATATTAAAATGCTTACAAGTTATCCAATGCTTGCAACGGATGGAACAAAAGTACCAATGGAAGCCGATGGTAAAACCCCTAAGAAAGTTGCGGTAGGTCCTAACAGAGTTCTTTATGGTGTACCGCAGAATAACGGTATCGGAGGCAGTTGGAAGTATGTTGAACCGCAGGCAAATAGTTTGGAATTTTTGCAGAAAAATATTGACAAAACTAAAAACGACCTGCGTGAACTGGGTCGTCAACCGCTTACTGCGCTGTCAACTCAGTTGACGACAGTTACAACTTCTATTGCTGCCGGTAAAGCCAAATCCGCGGTTACAGCATGGTGTTTTAATCTTAAAGATACTTTGGAAAATGCTTTATTGGTAACAATGAAGTGGATGAAATCGAATCTTGAACCGGAGGTTAATGTTTATACTGGTTTTGACAATGTACTTGATAATGAACAAGATGTTGAAGAACTAGGTAAAGCTCGAGAACGTGGGGATATTTCAATAGAAACTTATTGGGAAGAATTAAAAAGACGCAAAGTTCTTTCCCCTGAATTTGATATTGAAATAGAGAAAAAAAGATTACTCGAAGATATTCCGGTAGATGAACCGGATATTAATTCTGGAAATAAAGCAATTGATAATCTTAACCAAAAAGAGGAAATGTAATGAGTAGAGGATGGAAATTTGATGATGCTGGAAATATCATTGTAAAAGATGGTAATCCGGTTTACATTAACACAAACGGCGATGAACAAACTGTATCCGTAGATACTATTGCCAATTTGAACAGAGAAGCAAGGGATAACAGACTTGCAAAAGAAGAAGCTTTGGATAAGCTTAAACTTTTTGAAGGTATTGACCCGTCAAAAGCTCGTGAAGCTTTGGAAACTGTTAGTAAAATTGATAACAATAAACTTATTGAAACTGGTAAGGTAGATGAACTTAAATCTCAAATTACTTCACAGTTTCAGACTCAGTTAGATGAAAAAACCAAAGCTTTATCCGAATTGCAGGGTAAATACGAAAATATGATTATTGACAATGTATTTGCTAACAGTGATTTCATTCGTAACAACGTTGCTGTTCCAAGAGATATGTTTGAAGCTAAGTTTCGTAACAATTTTAAAGTTGAAAATGGGCAGGTAACTGTCTATGACAATAATGGAAATCGTCTTTACAGTAAAGAGAAAGCGGGCGAATACGCAACCCCGGAAGAAGCTTTGCAGATTTTAACCGAAAGTCATCCTCAGCGTGATAGCATTCTTCGTGCTAACGCAGGAAACGGTACGGGAAGTTCTGGTGCTGGTGGTGGCAACGGCGGTTCGCGATACATGCAGCGAGGAGTTTTTGAAAAACTTTCGCCTCAGCAGCAGTTGGAATATGCTAAGAAAATGGCAAATGGTGAAATTACCTTGACAGATTAGAAAGTAACTGTTAAAGTATAATTGCTTTTTTCTAGGATTAGATAAGCGCATCAGGTTGGATGACCTATATCAATCAATCGGTGCGCTTTTTTTACGCACCAAATAAAGTTTAACAAAATTTGAAAGGTGCTGATTTATGAGCAATATTTTGACTAAACTCATCCCTGACCTGTATCAGAATTTGGATGAAGTTTCTCGTGAGCTTACCGGTTTTTTGCCGTCTGTAGCTCGTAATTCTTCCGCTGTCCGTGCTGCTCTTGGTGAATCTGTTATTGTACCGGTAAGTACGGCTATGGAATCTGGAGATGTTACCCCGTCTATGAATGTTCCTGAGCCTGAAGATTTTACAATGGATAATGTTGCTATTCAGATTACGAAATCTCGTAATGTTTCTTTTGGTTTGACTGGTGAAGAATTTCAGGGTGTTAACAATGGTGTTGGAGCTAATTATATTCTTGGTGAAAACATCAAGCAGGCCGTTCGTACGTTGGTTAATGAAATGGAGAAAGATGTAGCGATCGAAGCTGCTGTCGGCAGTTCTCGCGCATTTGGTACGGCTGGAAGTACCCCGTTTGCAAGTGATTTGACCGATGCTGCTCACATTAAGAAAATTCTTGATGATAACGGAGCACCGATGGGTGGACGTTCTTTAATTATCGACAGTACCGCTGGTGTTAATCTTCGTTCTTTGACTCAGTTGACTAATGTTGGTGATGCTGGTACCAATATGACCTTGCGTCAGGGTGAACTGCTGAATCTCTTTGGTTTTTCCATCAAAGAGTCGGCTGGTATTTACAATGTTGCTCAGTCGTCTATTGAAGGCGTTACGCTTAGTGCCGCTGAAATCGGTGCTACTGAACTGACGATTAAAGCAGCTACTTCTGGTTCTCTGAAAGCCGGGGATGTTATTACCATCGCTGGTGACGATAATAAATATGTCGTTGCTGAATCTAATTCTTCCCTGTCTGCCGGTGGTAAAATTAAAATTGCCAAACCGGGATTGCTTCATGCAGTTGCTGACGATTCTTCAGTTACTGTCGTTGCCGCTTCTGCTCGAAACATTGCTTTTACGAAGAACGCTATTCAGTTGGTTACTCGTGCCCCTGCCCTTCCGGCTGGGCGTGATGCGGCTGTCGATAGTTATATTATGACCGACTCACGTTCGGGTATGGCTTTTGAAGTCCGTGTATATCAGGGCTACAGAAAGATGCGTATGGAAGTTGCCTGCGCATGGGGTGTTAAGGTTATTAAACCTGAACACGTCGTAACCTTGCTTGGTTAAGGTAAAAAAGGGGGAGTAGACCTCTTTACTCCCCTAATTTTTATGGAGATTGAAAATGAGTATTTTACCGACTATGAAAGTGAAACATAAAAAATATGGGATTGAAATGATTATCAATCAATCTGATTTTGATGAAAATATTTATGAAGATTTGAATAAAAAATCTGTTAAATCAGAAAAGAAAAAAGCTGATAAAATTGATGATGAATTGAAAGCCCTTATGGGGGAAAAATAATGTTTTACGGTAACGTTGAGGATTTTAAAAATTATTGCACGTTAAGAAATAAAGTTCTACCTGAAACGTGGACTAATGAAATGATTGAATCAGCGTTACTGATTTCTTCTGAATGGCTTGACAGTAAATATGAAAATATTTTTATCGGTTATAAAGCTAATGGATATAAACAGGAGCGTAGTTGGCCGAGAGAAGCTGCTGTTGTTCAAAATTATCCGTATTATTTATTTGCAAAAGATGAAATCCCGGAACAACTTAATAAAGCAACTTATGAAGCTGCATTTCGTAATTTGACTTCACCGGGTTCTTTGGAAGTTGATTTTACCCCTAATCAATATAAATCTGTTAGAATTGAAGGGGGTGTTTCAGTTGAATACAATTCATCGCTTGCATATGCTTCTGATATACAAACAGAAATACCAATTATTCAAAGTTTGATGAGTGATTTAATTGATTATGATAAATCCGGTTCGTTTAGTCGAATATCCGGGAGAGTGAGTCGTGTATGAGTATTTACAACGATTTACAAAATGTTGCTTCAAATCTTTTGAAACAATTTAAACAAGGGTCAATAGAACTTATTCAATTTGTTTATCCTGAAAATTCAACACCAGATAATCCCGGAAAACTCGAAGAGGTTGTAACACCTTTAGATGCCGTTGCCAATGGTGAACGTTTTAAGTTTATGAATACAAGTTTTATAAACTCTTCTGATATTGAGGTTATAACAGCAGTTGTTGAGGGAATAACTCCTTCGGTAAATGATTTTATTAACATTGACGGTGTGAAATACAAAGTAATACAATTTAATCCGTTACCTGCCGCAGGGACGGCTTGTGCATGGAAGTTTATTGTTCGCAAGGGGGGTTAAATGGCTACTACCCTTGATACACTTTATGCTTTACAAATTCCTCAAGTTCAAGAGCTTTTTATTCAAGCAATGGAAAATATTGTTGACCGTGCTGTTATTGAAGATATGATAGAAGCGATTGAAAATAATGATATTGAAGCTCTTTACGCCGCTTCAGGATTTACTCCAGTTGTTTTGAATACTGTTGTTAATCAAATTGAACAGATTTATAATGAAGCTGCAAATATTACAATCAGTTCTTGGCCGAAACGACTTCGAGCAGTTTTTAACATTCGTAATCTGAAAGTTGAAGAACAACTTTCAGAATATTCAAGTAATTTTATCACAAATATTTCTGATGAAATAAAAGCTAATATCAGAACGACTTTGACAGATGGACAATCGAGAGGTATAAATCCTAAAGAAACGGCGCTTAATATTGTGGGTCGTATTAATCCGGTAACAAAGAAACGTGAAGGCGGAATTATAGGACTTTCAACAAATCAAGTGGAATGGGTTTCTAATACCAGAAAATATTTGGAAAATTTAGATAAACGTTATTTTACGTTAGGATTGAGAGATAAACGTTTTGATTCTTTAGTTAAAAAAGCTATTGACGAAAGTCGGCAATTAACAAAAGATGAGATTTCTCGATTAATAACAGCTTATGAAAATAAAGCTTTACAATTTCGCGGTAATGCCATATCTCGTACTGAAACCATGCAAGCTATCAATCGTGGCGAATATGCCGCAATTCTTCAGAATATTGAAAATGGTTTGATTAATGAAAATCAGGTAACAAAATGGTGGGATGATACTCATGACGGTCGGACACGTTTAACGCATATAGCACTTGGTAATAATTATAATCGAAAAAAATCTATACCGTTTAACGAGCCTTTTATTACTACGACCGGACAGCAATTACTTTACCCGGGTGATAGGTCATTAGGGGCTGATTTGCATGAAATAGTAAACTGTCGTTGTAAAGCTCAATATAACATTGATTTTTAGCGAGATAAATAGATGGTTGACTTTAATGTTGTAATAGATAAATTTGTTGCTGATAGTAAAGAAAAAATGCTTGCAGTTGTTAAAAACAGTATTCAGGAAGTTGTTCAAGATGCTCAGACACCTATTGCTAAAGGTGGTAAAATGCCTGTTGATACAGGTTTTTTACGTTCTTCAGGTACCGCAAATTTAAATAATACTCCATCTGGTGAAATACTCGGTAGAAAACGTTTACCGGGGGAAGAAGGTGTGTTAGCTGATTATGCTGTAGATGATAAAGCGAGTTATCTTACCGATACACTTATTAAAATGAAGATTGGGGATACTTTCTTTTTTGGTTGGACGGCTATTTATGCTAAACGTCAAGAAGTTTATAATGGCTTTATGGAATCGGCTATTATGAATTGGCAAAATATTGTAAATAATCAGGTTAGGAGATTGCATAAATGATTGAATCTAAAATTATCGACCTTTTGCAAAAGCATGTTACTAAAGCCGTTGCCGGTTTTTTTCCGGTTAAATATTTAAATACTAATATTGAAGCGACTGATTCATTTTGGGAAATTGTTTATATTCCTAATAATGTTGAAAATGAATTTTGGGATAAAGGAAAAACATATCAAGGCATTTTAAGATTGATATTACATTGGCCGGCCGATAATAGGGGTATCTACACTCCTCTTCAAGAAGCTGAAAGAGTCGCCGCTGAATTTGCTAAAGGTCTTGAATTATTTAGTAACGATGTTAAAGTCATAATTACCGATAATCCAAATTTAACCAGTCTTAATGAAGATGACGGGAAATTGTTAATACCCTTGACAATTCGATATTTGTGTTTTAAGCTATAAATCGCATGGAAAATACCTCCGAGCGCACTAGGTTGGATGACCTAAAAAATCAATCAATCGGTGCGCTTTTTTACGCACCAAATAAAATTTTAATATTTGAAAGGTGCTAAAATGGCGAATACAAACGCATTCTCAAAAATTTATGTTTGCCCCGACCCGCAAAATAATGAGTTGACCGCTGATGATTATGCAGGGTTAAATTGGGTTTTGATTAAAGGTGTAGGCAACCTTGGTGAAACTGGTAAATCTACTAACATTTTGAGTTATCCTACATGGGAAACCAGTGTATCAGATAAAGCCAAAGGTATTACTGATGCGGGTTCCCCGACTCTTGAAGTTGCTCGTGACCCGAAAGATGAAGGTCAGAAAATTCTCAATGCCGCCAGTGCTGTTGGTAATAATAATAACTATGCTTTTAAAATTGAACGCGCAGATGCCCCGGTTGGTGGTACTGGTACAATTATGTACAATCGTGGTCTTGTTGGTGGCCCGACTCGTCCGAATGGACAAAACGAAGATTTTGATTTGGAAGTTTTTACCCTTGCTTTGGTTCAGGAAGAGGTTGTTGTTCTCCCGACAACTGGTGTTGCCGCTCCGGTATTGACTGCCGCTCCCGCTGTTAGTGGAACAGCAGAAGTTGGTCAGACTTTAACTTGTTCAACCGGTACATTTACTGGTGAATCACTTGCTTATAGTTATCAGTGGTTTGCAAATGGTATTATTGTATCAGGAGCAATTGAAAGTACTTATGAATTAACCGCAAACGACAAAGGAAAAGTTTTCTCTTGTCGTGTAACCGCTCGAAATAACGGTGGGTCTGCTACTGGTTTTTCGAATACTACTACAGCCGTTACTGAAGCGTAATTAAAAAGGATTGAAAAATGGATATTGCAAAACTTAAACCAGCTGAGAGAGTGATTGAAATTATTCATCCAGTAACTGGCGAAAACGTTGGTATTAGAGTTACTTTAGTTTCACTTGTCGATGAACGTTTGAAAGCTGTTAGACGTAGATTTCAGAATAAAAAAATAGAGCTTGAAAAACGTGGAAAAACATTTAAAGCTGATGATTTGGAAGAAAATGCGGTTGAATTGCTTTTAAATGCTATTACAGGTTGGGATTGGTATGACGCTGATTTTAACGGTGAAAAACCCATTTTTAATGAAAAAAATGTTAAAATGGTTTTAGAAGAACTTTCATGGTTTAAAAATCAGATTGTGGAGGCTATCGACGACGAAAAAGCTTTTTTTCAGAGTTGAAAATAAATCTAAAGGAGGCCGTACGAGTATTTGTTCGTTACGACCTCCCAGACGAAAAGGAAGATACTCGTAGAGCGCGAAACGAAAGAGTTGGTATTTATACACCGCCTTTTGAAATACCTGAAGATGGTATATATCTTTGGAATTGGTTTATAGATATAAATAATAGTGTTTCTCGAGTTGATTTTAACGGTTATTATTGTTTAATACCACCATCTGAATTTCTTGCTTGGTCAACAATTACAGGAAATGCGTTATATCCAGAAGAATATGATATTTTAAGAAGCATGGATGCGGTATATTGTAAAGAAACAAATGCTGAAATACAATCTAAAAGAGCAAAAGAGGAAGAGGCTCGAAAAAGAGAAATAAGTGTTAAAAGTTCAAGAATGCGGAGAAGATAAATGGCCACAGATATTGCAAGAATAGGTTTCGGGGTTGAAACTTCTCAGCTTGAAAAAGGTATTTCGACTCTTAGCACTTTTAGTACATCTGCAAAATCTGCAAATTCAAATGCTCGGGCAATTGGAACGGCGATGAATAAAGCAGCCGTTACTTTTGCCGGGGCTGTTGCGGGTATGAGTAGAAGTATAGCTAGTTTAGTATCTAGTACTAAAACAGCAACAGTTGAAGAAATTGCAGCTGCTAAAGAAGCTTCTAATTTTGCTAATAGCATTTATCGTGCCGCACAGGCTCAGGATACATTAACGGTTAGTACACAAAAAACTACTCGTAATTTACAAAATATGTATTCAGCGATGCTTAAATTAAGTTCTAGTGAATCTATTTTACAAAGAATTAATAGAATTACTGGGGTTAGCGGATTGACTAACAAATCCGCCGAATATTCTGCTGAATTTTTTAAACGTTCCACAACTAAAGAAGAATGGAATGCTATGACGGGTACTCTTGCTAGGGACCAGATGCCTAACAGATTTAATACCGCTAATATTGCCGCACAGTTTCAAGATATTGGTGTAACGGCCGCGATGGGTATGAATCCGTTGCTTATTGCTTTGCAACAAGGTACTCAGTTGTCGGCAGTATTGAACAGTATGGAAAAACCTATACAAGGTTTAGCTGATGCTTTTAAACAAATTATCAATCCGACTTCATTGTGGACTATCGCTTTAACAGCTTTAGCTGTTGTCGGATTGCAAATGGTCGATTGGATTGGGGTAGCTCAAAGTAGTTTAAACGGTCTTGCGAGCGCTATGGATTTTGTGGCATCTCATTCGGATAGTTTTGGTGCTGTATTGACGGGATTGGTAGGTGTTATAGGTGTTATTAAGTTTGAATCTATTAAAACAGGATTATCATCTGTCATTTCCGTAGCTTCAAAAGTTTTTACAACGTTTACAAGTTGGTCGAAATTAGTTAAAGTTTTTAACAACATTAAAAAATCAATAGTAGAATTGAAAGTTGTCACCTGGGCGTTAGCAAATCCTGTTAAAGCTGTTACTGCGGTAATTTTAGCAGGTGTAACAGCGTGGGCTGCGTTTAGTGAAGCTGGAAGAAATGCTTTAAATAAAACAATAGGTTATACTTTAGCAGCAGCTTATTCTATCGGCGGTGCTATGGAAGCCGGTTTTAAAAGTATTTATAAAGGTTTTGACGAAGCTTTCGGTGAATTATCAGATAAGATGAAGGAAATTGCAGGTAAGGATTATATCGCCGCAGTAGATGATATTATTGGTTCAGTAGCGTCTGCGGCGTCTGCGAAATTTGAAGAATGGTCTAACAGTTTGAATAAGATAGATAAAAAAACCAAAAAAGTTATAGAAGCTTGGAAAGAATTACAAAGTCAAATTGGTCAAGATATAGCAAGCGCTAAGCTTGACCAAAACTTAATTGGTGTTGATACATATACCTCCGAATATATGAAAACGAGAGCTGATTTAATGAATCAAGCAACAAATGCAGGTATACCGTTAACTCCTGAAAAAATAGCTTCCATTGACCAAGCCGCTGATAGTTTAGCTCGTACGAAAGCTGAAACTGAAAAATTAACCGACAGTTTTAATTTTGCTAAAGATGCCACTAACAGCTTTTTTTCCGACATGCGAGAAGGATTGAGAGAAGGTCAATCCTTGTGGGAATCTTTTGGAAATGCAGTTACAAATGTTCTTGATAAGATTCTTGATAAAATTATGAACATTGGTGTTGATTATTTATTTGATGCTTTAGGTGGTATGGGTACTAAAGGCGGTAAAACAAGTTTTTCATGGGGAAATATAGCTTCTAGCATAGGGGGTTTTTTTGGTGGTAGTACATCTGCGTCTACACCCGCCCCTGCGGCTAAAGGCGGTGCTTTTACGAATGGTGTTTATAGTTCGCCAACATTATTTAAGTTTGCTAACGGTGGACAGTTTGGTGTTATGGGTGAAGCCGGTCCTGAAGCTGTTATGCCTTTGCGTAGAGGGTCAGACGGTTCTTTAGGTGTCGATGCCGAAGGTATAGGCGGTAATAATGTAGTTGTTAACGTTATTAATAATTCAAATGCTCAGGCAAGTGTAAATCAACGAGAAACTAGACAAGGAACTGAAATTGATGTATTGATAGACCAAACAGTTGCTCAAAAGATGACTCAACAAGGTTCTTATTCAAATAATGCTTTAAATGCTTATAGTAATCGTCGATTGGTTATGAGGTAAAAATGATAATTTGGCCTTCGAAATTTAAAATATTAAGAGACAATTTTCAATTGTTACCAGTTAGCCGTGTTTTAAGTTCTGACATGGATATTGGGCCAGCAAAAAAACGGCGCCGTACAGTTATGAAATTAATGAATGTTTCATTTTCAATGTACATGAAACAAGATGTTTTTGACGAATTTATGGATTTTTATTACGATAACGATGCTACCGTATTTTATTTCCCTCGTCCTGATACAAAAACAACAGTTTCCGCTCGTTTTACAACCGCACCTACCGCAACATTTAACGAAACATTATGGCAGGTTTCTGTTCAATTGGAGTTTTTACCGTGATTACAGATAATTTACGACAAGTTTCATATGCACAGGAGACAGATGTTGCTGTTATTATTTTATTGACTTTAAAAACAAAAGATTTATCTGATACAATAAGAATTTGTAGCATCCCAGTTGAAAAATTTGCTGATTTAGGTGAGAATGTTTATGGATGTACAAGTAATGGAAAAAGATATATATGTTTACCTTTTGATATTACTTTACCACAGGATGATAAAACAGGTGCGGTAACGGCAAAATTAACAATAGATAACGTCAATAGACAAATTGTACAATATGCCAGAGAAACAAAATCAGCAATTAATGTTGATATTCAATTAATTTTGTCTAATGATTTAAATACTGTAGAAATGGAATTTAAAGATTTTAAACTTACTAATGTAAGTTATGATGCTTTCACAGTTTCTGGAGATTTATCGGTTGATTATTTAGGGCTTGAACCCTTTCCTTGCGGTCGTTTTACTCCATCAGGTTTTCCGGGATTATTTTAATGTGGAGTGACGAGTTTATCTCTATACCCTTTGCCGACCATGGTCGTTCTAAAAACGGCTGTGATTGTTGGGGATTAGTAACAGTCGTATATAAAGAAAAATTTAAGATTGATTTACCTTTTTTGTTAGATTATGATAATGTAAAAGATGTTCGGCATATAACTACTTTGTGCAAAAATGAATGTGAAAATTGGCAAGAAATATCTAAAGATGAAGAACAACCTTATGACGTATTGGTTTTTAACATTTTGGGCGCTCCTTGCCATGTTGCGCTTGTGGTTGAAAAAGGTTTAATGCTGCATACAGAAAAAGGTATTGGTACACATATTAGCGATTATAAACGAGATAGACAATGGTGTAATCGTTTAGCAGGGATTTACAGATATGTTAAATGAAGACATAATCGTTCAAAAATCTGTTTTACCGTTTAGACAGGATTTTGAAACTTTACGATTACAAGATTGTAAAACACCTCAAGAAATTGTCAATAAACTTGTACCTTTTAACTTTGTGAATTGCAAGCTTGTTGTAACTCTCGATGGTGAAATATTATCAAAAGACAAATGGAATCAAAAATTAAAAAAAGGGCAAATTGTCAGTCTTAATTACGTTCCTACTGGTGGTGACGATGGTAAAGCTGTTATGCAAGTTGTTATAACCATAGCAGCTATAGTAGCAACTGCATATTTAGGACCCATAGCAGGAGGAGCAATTGCGGCGGGTAATTATGGAACAGCTGCTTTGGCTGGGGCTGGTATTGTAGCTGTTTCTATGGTTTCTAGTATGGCTATGAATGCACTTATGACAACCCCAAAACAATCAGACGGTACATTAGGTTATAAAGATTCTCAAACTCAATTTGTTGAAGGAGCAAGTAACTCTATTAATAAATTTGGGGTTATACCTGTTAATCTCGGGACGAATCGATTATTCCCTCCTCAAGCTGCTTTACCTTATACAGAAACCAGTGGTAATGACCAATATTGTCGACAGTTGTTTACTTATGGTTATGGTAAGGTAACTGTTATTGAACGTAAGTTAGGTGAAACAGTTTTAGACAATTATGATTATGTAGAACTTGAAGATAAACTTAACGCAGATTTAAATTCTGGTACATCTTTGTATGCTAATGATGTATATCAGGGAGATTTTAGTATTAAAGTTACAAAGGAAGAATCCCCTTATCTTCGTACAACTCAAAAAGATTGCGATGAATGCATCTTAGATTTTACATTTCAAGGATTGGTTAATGGTATTACTCAAGGTAAATATGCGGGATTAAAATTAAAAACAACCGTTCAATTTGAAATTCAATATGCTCCTGTAAATACAGAGAATTGGAGTACATCTATTAACGGTGCTACAATCCAAGAACAATCGATAAATGCTGATATAAGTGTTTATTTGCTGTATAGATTTTTGAACAGTTGGGTTTGTCGTCGTTATTTTCTTGCCTTAAATACACAAACTGGGGGCATAAGCATTCATTATGTTGATTCTCAAGTTCATAAACTTGAATATCCTTCTTTATCATCTGAAAATGTGTATCTTGGTTACTATGAAAACGGTTCTTTTCATGATTTGAGACAAAATCTCGTTGGTTCTTCGATTGAAAGTGTTGATGATTTTATTGTTACTACAGATAATTCTGATAAATCCAATGCTCTGATAACTGTTGGGAGTGGTAATATTCTCGGTAGCACTTCGATGATGACGGTAACAGATGCGACATCAAGAGTGTTAAGAGTTTCTCGACGAATAGTTTTTCCAACAAGAGGTCAATATCAGATAAAAGTAAATCGTTTAACAGACAATTCAAATATTGATAGTTTATTAAACGATTCTTATTGGACAGCTTTAAAATCAATTACATATCGAAATCCTGTTAATTTTTCAGATATTTCAGGTACAGCTATGAGAATTAAAGCTACAGACCAATTAAACGGTACTGTAAATTCTTATAATGCTATTGTTTCAACACTTATAAAATCTTATGACCCTGATAAAGATTTATGGGTAGATGGTGTTGCGAGTTCTAACCCTGCTGATATTTTTCGATATGTTTTGCAATCTCCAGCTTTTGCAAAACATGAACAAATTACCGATGATAAAATCGATTTAGAAAAATTAAAAGAATGGTGGATTTATTGTAATTCATTAAATTTAACTTTTAATAAAGTTGTAGATTCAGATACAAGTATTGACGATGTTTTAAATGATGTTTGTGCTGCGGGTGTCGCAACATTATCAAAAGTTAATAATATTTTTAGTGTTGTTATCGATAATGAACGCCCTTATGTTAAAGGGTTGGTAACACCTCGTAACAGTTGGGATTATAAAGGAAATATCACTTATCCAGAACTTCCTGATGCTCTTCGTGTTGAATTTCGCAATGCTGAAGTAGGTTATAATACCGATGAACGTATTGTTTACATGGACGGGTTTGATGAAAGTAATGCGAAATTATTTGAACGTTTAGAATTTTCAAGTTGTACAAACGCTGATTTGGCTTATTGGTATGGTAGACGATATTTTGCTACAGCTTTATTACAACCCGAAACTCACACTTTTAAAATGGATTTTGAACATTTAACTTTTAATCGTGGGGACAGAATCAATCTCGTTAACGATGTCATTCTTGTTGGTGTTGGACAAGGACGTATTAAAGAGCTTATCACAGACGATGAAAATAATGTTACCGGTTTTGTTATTGATGACGAAGTAAATATTCCTACTAGTAAAAATTTTGCGGTTCGTATTAGAGACAATAACGGCAAGGGGTTTAATTATTATTTGTTAAAACAATTTGTCGGAGTTAGCAATAGTTTTACTTTTGCACAATCTTTAACGGCTGAAAATGCCCCCGTTATTGGAAGTCTTTGCGCTTTTGTTGAAGACGGTAAAGAGCTTGATTTAATCATAACACAGATAAAAACTACCAGCAATGAAACAGCAACTATTACCGCTGTAGATTATGCTCCCGCAAGATTTACACCTATCGAAAAATTTCCTGAATGGTCAAGTAATATTACAATTCCGGGAGATTTTTATAAACCTTATGCTCCTGAATTGAATGGTGAAATTAAATCAGATGAATCTGTTATGATTAGAAATTCTGATGGTTCTTTAACTTCAATTATGATTATACCTCTTAAAAATCGTAATGAAAATTCGGTAATCCCGGTAATACAAGTGAAAATTACAGGAGCTACTGAATGGTTTATACCAAACACTTTGAAAAACGATTCAAACGAGTTGGTTTTAACAGGGCTTAGTGACGGTTCATATTATAATATAAGCATTCGTTATCAGCGTCAGACAGGTTTGCAGTTGCTTTCAGATGCTTTGTATATTAATAACGTTAAATTTGTCGGCGGTTCAACACCTCCAAAAGATGTTGAAAATTTTAGAGTTACTGTTACAAACGGATTAGCGCTTTTTGAATGGACTCCGACTGATGATGTTGACATATCTCATTATGTAATTAAATATTCTTTGGATACAGAAAATGTTAGCTGGGAAAGTGCACAGACAGCTGTTGCAAGAGTTACCAGCAATACGGTTACCATGATTATACATCGAGGTATGTATCTTATTAAAGCAGTTGATTTAATGGGTTTTGAAAGTAAGAATCCAACTACTATTATTTCAATTGACAGCGGTGCTTATAAAAATGTTGTTGAAGAATTGATACAGCATCCAAATTGGGAAGGGAGAAAAGAAAATACATACGCAAGTGGTGGTATTTTAACTTTATCTCCTGAAAAATCCCAAGGATATTATTATTTTAATCCAGAACCTTTAGATTTAGGAGAAGTATACGAATGTTCTTTAACAGCTGATGTTAAAAGTAATGCTGGAAACCGTTCGCGTGTTAGAGATATAGTTTCGGTTCGTTCTGTGGAATCAATTCGAAATTTTAATCTTTATTATCAAATAAGAACTGTTGAAAATATTAGAGCTTTGGAAGAAATTCGTACATTTTCATCGGCAAATTGGGAAACTCGTCTTGAGATGAATTTAAGCGATAATAATGTAAATTGGACAGGGTGGCAACAGTTTTCCGCTTCTCAACATACGTTTAGATATTGTAAATTTAGAATATTTTTATTTATTGATAATTTATTTTTTACTCCGAATGTATTAAAAGCGACTGTTACTGTCGACATGCCTGATAGATACGAAAGCGGTGAAGATATTGTAATAGCAAATGCGGAACTTGGACGTAGCATAACATATGAAAACGCTTTCTGGAACAATCCTTCAGTTAACGTAACGGTTCAGGATGGTGCTGTTGATGATAGAGTTGAATTTATCAATAAAGATAATAAAGGCTTTACAGTTAAAATTTTTAATGCTACCTTAAACTCATATGTTACAAGGTCTTTTGACTATATTTCGGCAGGTTACGGAAAGGTTGTTTAAATGTCACAAACGTTAGTAGATTTTTCAGGAAATCCTTCTGGTGCAGAATTGATGGATGATTATCTGACACCAATGCAAGAAAACATTTTAACATCTAACAGCGGCACAACCCGTCCTGATTATGCCAAAGAAGGAACTAAATGGATTGATAAAACTCAAATCCCTTGGCTTTTAAAACTTTATGACGGTTCACAAGATATTGTTATCGGAGAACTTGACCCTAACAAACATTCTTTTGTAGCAACAGACCCGATGACGACAGCGGGTGATTTGATTGTTGAAGGTGATGCTGGTATACCCGTACGATTGGCTGCGGGAACTGCCGGACATGTTCTAACTTCAAACGGCCCGGGAACTTTACCGAGTTATCAGTTAGGTGTTTACGCAAATACCGATTTAAGCAATTTAACGACTGCTGGTAATACGATTATTGACAATCGGGCAACAGGTGTTATAGATGACCGTTTTCTAACTGTTAACGAATTGCCAGATAATCCAGTATCTGGAACTTTTTATTTTATTGAAGAAGAGGAAGCTTAATGTCTTTGTATGTAGCAAAAGAGGACGGTTCTATCAAAAAAATCAGAGACAAAGGAACTTTCGGTATTTACAACGGTTCGAAGCCAATTACAAAAATATACACGGAAAGAAAAAAAAATGGTGTATCATATATTCCGCAGGACGTTAACTTTGAAATCGTGAACGGAACGACGCCGACGCTGCATGCCGGTAGCGAAGTCTGGGTTCCTTACGGAAAGGCAGCTCCGGCTCTTAATGTCGGCGACAGTCTGAACAGCGGCATTATCACTGCCATTAGTTGGGATGGTGGTAGACTTTTTTACAAGGTGCGATATGATACGGATTTAAGCATTGACATCACTTCCGACCCGGCAAGTGCGGAGTTTGTTACTTCAATCTCTCCGACGCATAGTTTCTGGTGGCTTGCTTTTCACTATAGTCAGGATACGGCACCGAGCGATTTCGGACGATATGCTTTATGGTGGGATTCGAGTACAAATATTGTCAAAATTACAATTGATTCAGGTGCAACGTGGCAAAATTATGCGTCCCTTCCGATTGGCGTTTTTACAATGGCAGGAACCGGTGCCACGAAAAAGGTTAAACATGTTTTCAACGGTTTCGGATACTTAGGGTGTGAAATCTATGCGTTGCCGGGGGTTAAAGGACTAGAAGCCAATGGAATGACGGAGGGGGGAGGATTTCTCAATACAGAAAGAGTTCTTGAAACTGTTATTTCTCGACAATTGTTTTTCAATAGGGAAAAATTCTATGGTTTAATTTTGAGTGACAGAAATAGTATTGATGGTGATGACTATATTGTAGCGGCGGAACTTCCTGACCCTGTACCAAGCGGTTATGTTTTTTGTTACAGGACTTCCGACAATACGCTTTGGTGGACGGAAAATGTTGGCGTTTGGGCACGTGCGTATGGTTTTAAAATAGGTTGGTTTGGTTCTGATAGTAAAAAAATTACAGCTTTTCACGCAGACAATTCATTTGCAAAAGTTTATCAGTATAACTCTTACGAACCGAATACCGTGCTTTGTAATATTAGTAATGGTGCTTCAACAACTGTTCATATGAGAAAAGGCGTCTATTATATTCGCGGTCAAGGTGCCGGCGGCGGTGGCGGCAGAAACGGTTATTTCGGTAACGGACAAGGTGGCGGTTCCGGGGCCGGCTTTGAAGGATATGTCTATCTAAAAGTAGATTACGGCAACATGGTTATTACTGCCGGGGTTGGCGGTACCGAGGCGTATGACGGCAATCCTGGAACAGATACAGTTATTGGACAACTGATAACTCTGGGCGGCGGTAAGGGCGGTGCTGGCGAAAATAAAGCGCATGTTGCCAATGCTGGTATATTGACAATAAATTCTTCTGATAACTGGGAAATTCTTTCTTATACAGTGAAGAGTAATGGTAATCAAGGACTAGAAGCCAGTAATAGCGCCTCTTTCATATCAGGTGGTAACTCCGTGTTGACCGGAGATGGCGGTGGACCAACAAGCAATTCTAATCATGCTGCTTCAGCCCCCGGAGCCGGAGGCGGCGGCGGTTGGGCATTCAATAGTTCCGGTGGTGCTGGTGGTGCCGGCGAATGTCTTATCCAATATATCGGCTATGAACCCGAGGGGGGGGTAACTAACCTTGAGTATTTTGAAACACCAACCCTGACTAGTTCGGTCACAGCAGTTGCTGAAGGAAATATTGTTGTTTCAAGTTCGTACAATAATATAACCAGTTGGAACAATCTGTGTAACAACAGCTATATTATGAGAAATACTATTTCAACCACTTCTGACAAAGGCTATTGGCAAATGAACGGTTCATCCACTCAATGGCTGAATATTCATTTCCCTTACACACTGCTGATAAAAGAGTTGACGATTGCCAGTCGCCCGTCAGATAATTATTCTGGTACAGTTACAGCATATATTTCTAGTCATATGACTGTAAACATGGGTTCTGTTACAACAAATAAAGCAGCAACTAACTTCTTGCTGACACAAATTAATAACGGTGCGTTTGAAACATCCAACATCTATCTTAGAATTACAGATATGGATGAATGGTATGGATTACAAAATCTGCAAATAAAAGGTTATAAGGTCAAAAAAAATACTTAGTTAATGAACCGTCAGTAGAGCCGACAGAGCCAACTTATTACTGTTATGATTACGACACGTTGGACGGTTATTTCTATACTTTAGGTAAGGCCGTCGTGGGTAGTACAGTTTTAAGAACAAGCGACAACGCGGTAACGACGTTACCAGACAATTTGTCCGCTAACAACGACGTTTCAATAACTGCGGTCAACGGCGATGTACTTACTTTAGGACCTTACTCTTTTACGGCGACGCGATACCCAGCCGGAGATATTTATTAAAAAAAGCTCTGCGGAATCTACCTAAGAGCTAGCAAAACCGTGGCATTTATATTGAGTTTGAAGAGGTGTAAAAACTTATTATACAATTTAAAACTTGATTAATAAATAAAAGCTTGTTAAAATATTATTCATGGAGGTATTTAACATGGATAATATGGTTGAAATTATAAAAGAAGCTCGTAAAGCTGGTATGCAAACAGCATTAATATTGTTTGCGGCTTTATGTATAGTTGCAGGTTTATTTGCGTTTTACATTTATCAGAGTTATAAAAGTACACCTGTAACCTCTACTATTACTCAAACGCGAGACGGTGAATATAATACTCAAAGGTTAACAAATGGCTAGACAAACTCAAATTGTTAAGATAACCTACAACCTCCCTCGAGGAGGGGGTCGTGCAACCGGAAGGGGCGGTAAAAGTGGACGTGGTTAAACGTAAAGTAATTGCTCTTTGGTTACATTTCTTTTTAAATCGTATTGGTTCTAAACATCCTGAATTTCTTTCTGACTTACTTAATGATTTGAATATTTCAGAACGTCATAAAATTATCATTAAATCCAGATATGTTGACAAGCTTAAGTTTAAGCAAATACCTGATGTTAAAGGTGTTAATTGTGAATTAAGACAGGTTATGAATTTGCATAAAGAAGTCATAGACAAACTTATAAATCTTTAAAATCAATACTTTATCTTTACACATTCCCAACATTTTAATTTTATATATCCTTGCTACTCTACAAACAGAGAGCGGGATTTATTTTTGCTCTCTACAGTTTTAAGGGAGTTGAAAGATGTTTTATCCAAATTATCTAAATTTTATGCCTAATTATGGTCAAACCGTAAACCCTTATAATCCCTTATCTCAAGAGAATACTATTCAAACAATTAAACAAAACAATCCATCAGTAAATTGTTATTTTGTAAATGATAAGGCAGAAATGCAAGGTATTAATGTAATGCCGGGAACTGTCTATATAGGGATTAATAAAAAATCCAATGAAGTTTATATACGCTCTTGGAATAATGATGGAAATATAGATTTTAATACTTTTTCTAAAATAGAAAACAATCAAGAAGTTTCGGAAACTAAACAAATCCTTCAACGTCTTGATAAAATTGAGGAGAAATTAAATGAACGGTCTGTTGCAAATGGTGTTAAATCAAATGATGAGCGGTCAGTTAGAAAACAATCCGATGATGAATGTGTGCAAGCAAATGATGCAAGGAAAAACAAAAGAACAGCAGATACAAACCTTGCTTAATGCCGCTCAATCTAGAGGTTTTGACATTAATGCCAAAATGTTTTCGGAAGAAGATGTTAAGTCATTAATGTCAACTAATTCCCCTTTCGGGTCGAGGTTTTAATTTAATTTTGGAGAAATAAAATGACCGACGGAGTAGGTTATAGTTTATCGGACATTGCCACTGCAATGGGTAATAGAAACGGTGAATGGGGCAACAGTTGGTGGCCCTTGATTTTGCTTTTCCTTATCTTTGGTTGGGGTAACAACAGACGTAATGACGCTGCCAGCACTGGTGAAGTTGCTCAGGGCTTTGCAGATAATCGCATTTTGAGTAAACAGGATGCTATCATTAACGGTCTTTGCGACGGTTTCTACGCTCAGAATACCAATCTGTTGCAGGGATTCAGTGCTTTAGGTCGTGAAATTGCCGATAATCGTTTTGCATCTCAGCAATGTTGCTGCGAAACCAATCGGAATATTGACCATGTTCGTTATGATGCCGCTAAAAACACTTGCGATATTACAACGAACGCAACGGCTAACACTCAGAAAATCTTAGACAAGCTGTGTGTTATGGAAAGCAATGCCAAAGATCAGCGAATTGCTGACCTCACGGCTTCTTTGCAGACCGCAAACTTCCAGCTTTCTCAGCAGGCTCAGAGTGCTAACATTATCGGTACCTTGCGTCCCTTCCCGCAGCCGGCATATATTACGGCAAGCCCGTATGAAGCCTTTTATCCGAGAGCCAATACGGCTTATGGATATAATTACAACTGCGGTTGTGGTTGCGGTTATTAATATATCGGCGGGGATTTTTAATCCCCGCATGACTTAAAAAAAAAGGAGATTAAAAAATGAATTTTGGTTGCCTTCCTTGTCAGCATAAAGTAACGTCTTTGACTGCGAGTGAAAATACAGTTAATATGACTGTTACCAATTCGACAAATATTTCAAGTTTGGATAAATTTGAACTTGTTTTATGTGTTAATCCTTCAACAGTTGTTACCGGCTCCCCCTTGCCGTTTACAATTACCATAAACGGTTCTACAGCACAGCTTTATAATAAATATCATTTGCCTATTTACAGCAATCGTTTATGTCCTCGTAAACGTTATTATGGAGCTTATGTTAATAACGGGACAGATGCATGGGTTGTACTTTTTAACACCCCTGATTGTCCGCAATTTGCGAGCGCCTGATGTTGTACAAAAAACTGATTGAAGAATATGTCACGAGTGAAAATATCGTAGATATGTTCATGCTTACAAAACTTACGGATGATTTTATTTCGGAAGTTGATAAAATAGACCATGAGCTTGTTAAAAATTTTGTGATGAATTTGAAAATGTATATGCACCCCTTGCGTGATAAAGAATGTGCGGAATATGCAGTTTCAAAACTTGTAAATGAAGACGGGTCTAAAGGTCAGCATTGGGATTTTGAAACGACTTCCAAACTTGCCGACAAATACGAAATATACAATAAGCCTGCGTTCTATTATGTGCTTAATATGATTTACAGTGATTTTTACGAATCGGGACGTGCAGATTCTGAATATGTTAAAGATGCTGTAAAATTTATGAACGATAAAGATGCCCCTCATGATAAAGCGGAACGTTATTATCGTGCAATGAATTATTGAGGTTGACTTTTTTAATACAGGGGGCTATGCTAAAAACAGCCCCTTTTTTGTCAAAGGGTATAATTTATGAGAAGTAAATCAATGACACAACCTCAACAAAGAGTAGCTCTTGACATGATATTAGCCGAAGAAAATCACGGCGGTCTGTCATCGGCAGCTTTGTTGCTTCATCAAAAACAAGCTGAGGATGCCGAAAAAATGGATAAAAGAATGTATGAAATTGAAAAAAAAGTCGACATTCTCGATAAAAAAGTTGATTCTCTTGATGAAAAAATCAATGAAATAAAAACTTTAATAGCCAAAAGAACAAGTTTTACAGAAAATATAAAAGAAATTTTAAGTAATAAAATTTTTATTTACCTATTGATAATTATCACTGCCTCCGCCTGCGGTGTTCAAGTTGCAGATTTAGGAACGTTTTTATTTAAATAAAAAAGGAAATGCTATGATTTATCTGATTTCATTGGGAATTGTCGTTATTTCGGCGCTGTTATGGCGCATTCGCGGCGGACTTTGGAAAGAATATATCCCGGAAAATAAAATCTGGTATGCGTTGTTTTTCGGTATTTGCGGGTATTTCTATTTTGGAAACAGCCTCGAGAAAGCCGTTGTCGGCTGCATTGCTTGTTTCACGTCTTATAAGCTTTATGGCTGGGGACTGTATATCGGTCGGCTGCTGGAGGGCGGCCAGCTTAATCCGAACCTTGTGCAATATCGGGAGTGTGAGCTGATTGACGATTTGCTTTATTCATGGCGAATTACTTTTAAGGGTAAGACTGTCTGGCTATATGAGTACCCGAAATTATTCGGTTTCTGTGGTACGACGCTGACCGGCCTTATCATTACGTTTTTGTGGGGCTTGTATTTTGGCAGCCTGCCGCTAATGCTTTCCGGTATTGCAATGGGTGTGTGTTACTGGGGTGGCGGTTTGCTTGAGAAACTTAAAGCGCTGGGAAAATCCGGCTGGAATTGGGGGGAATACATCTTCGGTGCTTATCTCGGCGGCTGGCTGGTGTGGATAATTTAATATGTACAAAAATAAAGATGTAGATATTCTTGCCAGAACTATATACGGGGAGGCAAGGGGAGAAGCAAAAATTGGTAAATGTGCCGTTGCATCGGTTATTTTAAACAGATATAAAGCACATAAATGGTTTTCGGGTAAAACTATCGCGGATACATGCCAATTTTGCGTCAAAGGATCAAAATACCATCAATTTAGTTGCTGGAATGAGGATGACCCGAATTTTACCTTAATTAATCGCATTTCTGAAAGTGATAAAGTCTTTTGCGAATGTATAGATATAGCAGAGAAATATATATCTGGAATTTATAAAGACGTGGTTTGCGGAGCCTGCCATTATTGCGCTGTTGGGGTTAACCCTGCGTGGGCAAAAGGAAAAAAACCTGATTTACGAATCGGTCGTCATTTATTTTATTGTGAGGTTGAATGAAATATGCGATTTTTGTTGGTATTCTTCTCCTTGTTATTAGTGGAACTTATTATACTGGCTATCGGGTGGGAAGTTCTGACACAAAAATTGAATATATAGAAAAAGAGGTTATTAAATATGTGGAAGTTGAAAAAGCGAAGTCGGCAATTTATTCTTCTGCTAATATTGACCGTGATACTGCTTTGCGGATGTACTCAGAAAATAAATTCTAACCCTTGTCCTGTATATCCAATAGGGGGAGAAAAAGTAGGTAAAGAATTGACCAATATCCCATATAATGGTTATGAGAATTTTTGGGAACATCAAGCAAGACTTTATAAATTAAAACAGGAATTAGATTTATGTAAATAAAAAGCCCGGTAGGCACCCACCTTCCGGGCAAATGAGTAAATGTTATCGCAAACGCCAATAACACGCATAGTATATGATAAAATTTGGCAGATGTCAATGCAAATTTGGGTAGACGGGGCTTTTAATTGTAAAACGAAAGATGCCGGATTAGGAATTTTAATTCGGGAAATGATACCAAACGGCACTAAAGAAACCAGATTACATATAAAAACTAAAGCTGAAGATAATAATCAAGCGGAATTGCTCGCCATATATCACGCCCTTCAACATATTAAAGGATGTAAACCTAAAGAACCTGTTTTTATTATTACAGATAGTCAAATCGCTATTGATAGTATAAATAATCCAGAAAACAAAAAACTTAAATATAGAGAGATAGCGGAAAGAATACGAGCTATGTTATATTGTGAAAAATGGAAAATATATCATAAAAAAGCACACACTGGTGGGAAAGATAGATATTCAATTTATCAAAACCTTACAGATAAACTTGCAAAAAAAATTGATTTACAGTAAAATGTTAGTACTAACTCCATATGGTAACTGACAAGCCCTCCTGCTTCAGGCATCATTAGAAATAATGATGTACAGCTTCTCGGAGGGCGTTTTTTTATAAAAGACCGTTTCTTTCTTTACAAACAATTTCAGCAGTATGTAAATCAAAGAAAATATCATTTATGTTAGTATATATTTTATGATTTTCAGATTTGATAATAATTTCTAGTTTATTATTGGTTATATTAACACCTTCGATATGCCAATCTTCTTTGCTGACTACCCAGCCGTTATCAATCCACCAATCATAATCTTTTTGAATATAAAAAACTTTATCCCCGATTTTCATTTTAACAATCCCATGTTATTTTTAAGTTCACGATGATAACCATAAATAATACCGTCAACGTCTTTAACGTAAACATCCATACCATAAGGTAAAATTTCCAATAGTTCGTTTAGATTTTTTTCAAATTTTATCTTCGAACATTTTTCAATCATTGTTAAAGGCGGTAAGCCAGTTTCAAGATATTGACCGATGTAAAAAGTATACATACTACCTCCTATATAATAAGTTTTTGAGCTTCTTGGACATACCAATCATAATTGATATTATCCCATTTAAAAGTTTCAATATCGTTAACAACTGCTACTTTATATCCAGCTGCTAATCCTGTAATACGTTCTTCGTATTTTGATTTATTTTTTGTACAAACTCTTTCATCCCATTCACCCCCTGTTTCTGCCATAATCCTATTATATTCCGTTTCGCTAACACCATTTCGACGTTTATAAGCTCCTACCGGTCCAGCGGGTGCCATACGTTTGCTAAGATATTCACCTTCTTTGCTAATATAATAACGGGTATTTTTTTGTACTGGCATATTACCCCAAAAAAGCTGCGCCCCACCTCTGGCTTTTGCCGAACAGCAAAAATCATAAGGATTGTAAGACGTTTTAATAAATGTTTCAATATCTATACCGTTTATCATATTTGCAACAGCAGCACGAACACTGACAACGTTCGAAAAATCCTTATGCCATGCCGGGGGTTGAGCTGAAGCTATATCCTCAAAATAATTTTCCGCACTTGGTGTCCAATAGGCTCCTTTGAGTTTGAATTTACCATCTCCACTAACAGCAATATAATTGTTTACATCCCTAATATACATACGGTCATATCTAGCCTCTTCCAATTGCAAACCTGTCAATTCCTGCCAATGGTTGCAAATATCCACAGATTGCTGATAGTTATTTTTATGTATATAATATGTTATACCATCAGTATTAGCTTGTATAACTTGCAACGTCGGTACATCCAATAACTGCTCTAAAAGCATTGAGAGCATAAGCTGTCCATTAACAGTAATCGACATTGTAAATTTAGGGTCGTAAAAAACGCTGAAAACACTGTTTGATTTGCCGTAAGCACCATTAAGCGCAAGTTTGATAGCATTAGCTTCTGTGCATTTTTTACCCTTTTCTTTTTGCCATTTTTTACGCTCTTTTTTCAAATCACCGTAAATATCTGCAAATCTTGTTCCTAAATGTTCTGGATGCAATCTATTGACGATAGCAATTGAAGGATATAGAGAACTGACATCAACATCAACTATCCACCAATCGGCAGATGCTTGAATGCGTTTCTTTTCAACAGAGCCATGAATCCCGCCGGTACCGTAATGATATTCTACATTTCCAACGGTTGTTGTCAAATCTGTAAATACTCCTTTACTTTTAATAGTAGCTATAGAATCTTCACTTGTAGCATTAAGTTCATCACTTTTAAGAGTTTGAGCACACATGTAGTCGTAAATATGCTTAAATTCTGGTTTTTTAAAATTTACATAAGGAAAAATAACATCTTTCAACGCCACTGACGTTCGAGGTGTTTGACGCATTTTACGCCGTCCGGTAGACATATCATAACAAACTTCATCACCTAAACGCTGAATAATGGTCTGTTCGCCGATTTTCGTATCATTCCAGTTATAAACATCGACACCAAATTGTTCTTCAAGCCCTTGTCTAAATTCAATAGCATGATGAGCGTATTTGGCAAAACGTTTAGTTTCTTGCACATCGTGTATATTGTAAGGGATAAGTAAAGTTTCAACCTGCTCTTTGGTAAGTACAGTTCCATCTTTAATAGGCATATCCTGAACAAAAGGCGCACGCATATTTATTTGTAAAGCTTTTAATGATGTAGCTTTAGCTTTATTGTCAAAATGATGCATTTTAAATAAATCTACTTGTGGCGTAAAACGGTCAGAAGCCCATATGATATGACCAAATTTGTTATCAGCGTTAATAATATCCATAGCTTTTGTATAAAGTTGCTGATAACTTGCTGAAGGATTATTCCAAAGAAAATGAATTATCGGATAGTCAAAATTAATGTTGTTAAAGCCTATCATAGGTGTTTGGCTTGTTGCAAGTTCTTTAAAAAATGCCAAAAGTTGTTTGCGGTCATCACGAAATTCAGAAATTTCCCAAACTGAATGTACATCAGAATTTAACATTTCCATTGAAAATGTAAAACAATTTGGAAAAGTTTCAATATCGTATACTATAGCATTTACAAAATTAAGAGACATTTTACCACCATTCAAAAATACGTCCGTAAATTGGTAAAACCATAGCTTGCACAACTATCCAAGCTATAAAACCATGTCCTTTTTTACAATGTGCAATACCTTGAAGAAGAGCAATGACAAACCAGAAAACAGCGGCATAAATAACAATCCCATCCATTTTAATCTTCTTTCATTGCATTTAGTAAATTAAAAGGTTTTTCTTGTAAAACTGGATAAAGAAAATTTGTTAAAACTTCAACAATTCTTTCTTCTTCATCATTTTTATTCAAATAACCATTTCGATAACAAATGTGAAGTATTTCATGCAGTAAAACATTTTCTTGTACCTGTAAAGGCATGCTTTTATTTATAAAAATTTTAGCCTCAGCAAATTTTGCTTTTCCCATGTTATCGTCACAATATTCACCGTCAATCATTTTAATTTCATAATCAATGCCGGCAATGTTTAAAACTTTTTTAGACATTTTAATTCTCCACATGATGATAACTGCCTTCAGCAGTTTTCTGCCATACCCGAGCTTTATTTTTTTGATGTTTATTGTAAACCTGTTTGTAAAAAACATCATTGTAATGAGTTACATCATTTAATAACCCTAAAGTAATAATTTTTCCAGTAATTGAATGCCAACGTGCAAGACCGCAACAAACGATAAAAACATCAGCTAATTCTTTCCCAGAATCTTCAACAGTTACAGCCTCTTTCCATTCTCTAAGTTCTTCTTCAAGTTTCAAAAGTTGACCATTAAGTGTAGCTGTTGGAAAACAATTTAAATGCCATTCAGTAATTTCTGTAGCTAATTCAATCCATTTCTTTTTGTTCATTTTTTAAACCTTTTAATATTTCTGGACGTATATAAAATTTATAAATGCAATCAGCATTCGCAGCAATTTCATCAGTTGTAAAAATTTTTAAATCGACAAGCGTTGTAATTAATGCCATAAGAATTACATAATTATGTAAGTCTCCATATTTCAAATCTTTAAAATCTTCAGGTAATACCATAAATATCTCCTAACTTTAATAAATTGACAGACTTTTACCGGTCTGTCGGCGGTTGTCAACATCAATACGGGACCCTATCCTGTATCCAACTGTTAAACGGTTGAACGGGCTGCTGTCCAGCAGGTGCCATAGGCATACCCATAGGAGACTGCGGCTGTTGCGGCATCGACATACCCTGAGCGTTGTTAACAAAGTCATAAGCCGGTGCAGGCATTGGTGCTGCCGACTGTTGCGGCATTGCAGGTGCAGCAGTTGCCATAGGCATACCCATAGGAGCCTGCGGCATAGGCATTGGTGCTGTCCCGGGTGCTGAACTAATAGGTGCTGCGGATGCTCCAGCCGGAACAGCAGGCGCCTGACCACCAAACAACTTCATCGGGTCAGCGTTTATTGAACCTTTAATTGCCTGACCGTATCCAACAAGTTCATAAGCATTCGGATTCCAGTAAATGCCACCATCTTTTTCGGTATGTACAGTTAAATTGACACTTGCAACAATATAATCACCAGTTTTAACCTCTCCTGCTTCAACTTTACGATAAGCGCCGTTTTCGAATTTATAAGTTGAAGGACAAAAAGCCGATGTACGGATTTTGACGACATAACACCCTTTATAACCATCACGAGTGTTATACGGTACATTTGACCCCTGTGGACAAGCAGAACTATCCCCATCGATAATTTTCCAAGCAAATCTTGTCATTTGAAGTTGCTCAGGATTCGCATTTGCATATTGCGGATAAATTTTTGCAACTTCCTGAATAATATACGGCCAAACATTTTGCATAAACTCATTTTTAGGAATTGCGAGGTCGATACGATGTTCTTTGATAGGCTGACCTTTTTTATCTACTTTAGGCTGTTTGCTATAAAAATCGCTAGCCTGTTCAAATTTATTAGGGTCTCCGCCAACAATACGTCCGGCAGGGAGTTTAAAACATTCTAATGTCATTTCTTTTCTCCTTTTCAAATTAAATGTCTAAAGCTTTTCTATAAGCTTCAATCAAAAAATCCTTTTCATCACGATCGGCAGCATTCATTTTACGCAGTTTAATTATTGAACGCATAACTTTAGTATCGAACCCGGCGCTTTTGGCTTCCGCGTAAATATCGTTAATATCACTACTGATAGCGTTTTTTTCCTCTTCCAACCGTTCAATACGTTCAATCAGCGAACGCAATCTATCGGCGTTTATTCCACCTATATCACTCATTTCTTTTCTCCAAAATATTTTTCTGCAATTTTACTTTCATCAACTGCAACGAGTTTCAAACCGTTATCCGGTCTATAAGTGCATTCGGCTACAAAATCCTCTGGCACGCCAGCTTTTTTAGCTTGTGCAGGTGTCATAAGCTTTTCAATACGGATGTCAATACCTGTCATTGCTTTAATAAAATCAGCATTGATATTTTTATTCCACGTTGTCTGACCTAAAGCCGGGACGATTGAATAACCTTTAACACCATTGCCTTCTGACAATCTGTGCTTTGCTAAATCCTCATAAGCGTCATAAGATTGTTTTAAGACTTCTTGAGCGCGTTTGAGGTTTGTTAGCATCCATGACAGGCGTTCGTTGCTTATTTCACTGTCAAAAGCTAATTCTGCAACGTCCACAGCATTCATAGTCGCTATTTGAACCGCAGGGCATTGAGAGAGCGACTGGCATTTATAGCATTGTGCGCCGCTGCAAACTGTTGGTGAGGGGTTGGCAAGAGTTTGAATTAACTTGTCATGCAGTTGCATCAACTCATTGTAGCTTACCTGCCACTCTCTCATACTCCCTTGCGGATGATACGGTCGGGGTTGAAAAATTTTGAACACTATCAGATTCGGATAATAGCCTTTATGTTGTTTGCAAAATCCAATCGCATGATTGATTAATGTCCAATTCATTTTCGGTTCGATAATTCGCCAACCGTATTTTAAATCCGCAATGGTTAAAACATCATTAACACATTTAATGCAATCAGCACGCCCGCGAATTTCCCATCCGTTACCAGAATGAGAAGTATCTACTTCAACTTTAGCACTATCGCAACTGATAAACTTGAAATAAGTCTGACAATTTTCGACCATTTCATCGGTTATAAATAAACCGTTCATTGCCGATTGTCCGATTAATGTTTCTGGGTTAATACCGTTTGCAACTTGTTCGGCAAGCCAATGGACAGCGTTGCCTTCATCGGTTACTTCAGTTGAAAAATCAAAAGGCTGTATGTTACCTAAAGATTTATAACCGTTGCAGGCCATAAAACGCGGAAGTTCTGTTGCAGTTAATGATAACATAAATTACAAACCTTTTTTAACCAATTCATTAATTACATATTTAAGAGCCTGTGTATTATCTCTCAACTCAGCAGCTCCCTGATAAGAAGTGCCGTAAGTAGCATTAACACCGGCAATTACATTCTGCATAAAATTGGCATCGAGGATTTTCATCTGCAAACCATTACGCAACTGTTCGAACATTCTGTTATAAAGAGATTCCGGGGTTTCTGTTACAGGAGTTACCGGTGCCTGCGGAATACTCACAGGAGACTGCGCCGCCATAGGTATTACAGGAGATTCAACAGGGGTTGCCGGAGCGACAGCGTTATTAATAAAATCATATGCAGGGATTACAGCCGGCTGTGATACTGTTGAATCAACAGGTACAATCGATGCTGCCGGAGCATAAGGAGTTACCGTAGTCTCAGGGATTACTGATTGTTTTTCTGCAACGGGAATCTGTAATTCAGCTTTAATACGGTTATATTCTACATCACTGATACCACGCCGCCGCTGCCAAATACCATTGGAAGTCATTCTATGATTTGAACTGTGGATTTTTTCATCCCACGGCAAACCTTCTTTATCCAAAGTTAAGACATCAGATTCTTCAGAATTAGGAATATAAGCAACTTCTGCAATTTCCTTAGTTTGTTTAACCGGTTTATCAGTTAAAACTTCCGCAATTTTTAACAGCTCATCGACTGTCAGTTCTTCAAGTGTAATTTTCATTTCATTTCCTTAATGTTAATGTTGACATTTAACATTAACTGTTTTACATTGTTGTCAAACAGATTGCAAGAGGAAAAATTAAAAATGTCGAAAATTGTTATAAAAAGTGATGATTTATATAGATTTTCAAAACTTGTGGATAATGAGGGATATATAAGAATAGAAATTAAAAATCATAAAGCTTTTATGATTGCAAGCAACGAGGTTGTAGCTTGTGTAAAATATTTTGGCGATTCTTTTGACACAAATGAAATTGTGTATATTAAAATTGATGAAAAATTTAGAGAAAGAATAGAATTTGATTCAAGGCTTTTAACTCCTGTAGTGTTAGAAACTATGCCTGAATTTGCTCTTGCAACATTAAAAACAGATAAAGACATTTCCGAATCGCTAATATACCTTGATGAAAGTTTTTACGACAATTGGCGTTCTTGGTTTACCGAATCGTCAGAAAACAAAGGATTTATGTTTTGGGATATTTATCAAGTAATTAAATTATTTGAATGCAGCCCTTCAGGACAAATAACATTTCCAGCAGTTATAAATAGTTCCAAACCTGTCTTATTAAAAGATGTTACAGATTCAGACTGGGCCGGGGTATTTATACCTGCTGCAAAAGATGAGAAAAAAATTAAACCTGCTGAATTACCGGAATGGTTAAAAGATGCCAATAACACTTAGAGATTATCAGCAAAAAGCTATCAATGAAATTTATGATAGCTGGAATCGAGGAAATAAAAATGTATCCTTAGTGATGTGTACAGGGCTTGGTAAAAGTGTCTGTATGTCTTCTATAGCAGTTGATTTTGATAAACAACATAAACCTGTTGCGGTTATTGCACATCGTAACGAACTTGTTAGTCAAATGTCTTGTCATTTAGCGCGTGTAGGACTTTATCATCGTATAATAGCTCCAAGAACTATTGTTGGACAAATTTCAAGAAAACATAAAATTGAATTTGGAAAATCTTTTATTAATCCATCGGCGTTATCGGCGGTTGTTGGTGTTGATACATTAATGGCACGAGCTGATAATCTAAAAAATTGGGCACAGCAAATAGCTTTATGGGAAGTCGATGAACAACATCATATTACTCGCAGTAACAAATGGGGCAGAGCTGTTGAAATGTTCGTTAACGCTCGTGGACTTGGTGTAACCGCTACACCGAATCGAGCTGACGGTCAAGGTCTTGGTCGATGGGCCGACGGCATCATGGATGATATGGTTTTAGGTCCATCCATGCGTTGGGCTGTTGAAAATAATTTTCTTGCAGATTATGAAATTGTTTGTCCTAAATCAGATTTAAATGTTGAAGATAGCCCGTTATCTATAAACGGGGATTGGTCTAATCAAACGTTGCGTAAAGCTGCTAAAAAATCACAAATCGTTGGGGATGTAGTAACAAATTATATTAAATACGCTTTTGGAAGAAAAGCTATTGTTTTTGCTACTGACGTTGAAACAGCAGAAGAAATTTCAAGAGATTTTAACGCTCATGATATAAGAGCAGTTTCACTTAACGGTAAATCGTTACCTGCATTTAGAGAACAAAGCTTAGACAATTTTCGAGATAATAAATTACAAGTACTTGTTAATGTAGATTTGTTTGACGAAGGCTTTGATGTCCCAAGTTGTGATGTTTGCATTATGGCCCGCCCTACTGCTTCATTAGGTAAATTTTTGCAACAAATAGGCCGTGTACTACGCCCTGCCCCTAATAAAACAGCTCTTATTATTGACCATGTTAGCAATGTTATTCGACATGGTTTACCTGATATGCCCAGAGAATGGTCACTGGACCGTCGACAAAAAAAAGCTAAATTGACTAAGGACCCAGATGAAATAGAACTTACAGTATGTAAAAAATGCCTTAAACCTTATGAAAAATTTAGAACTCAATGCCCTTATTGTGGTGCTGAACCTGTATTACCTGAACCTAAATCCCGTTCGATTGAAATGGTTGCTGGTGATTTAATATTATTAGATAAAGTCGCTTTACAACGTCTGCGACAGAATGTGGTGTTAGAAGCTCCCGGAGAAGTTGCTGCAAGAGTTGCAAGAGTTGCCGGTCCGATAGCTGCAAAAAGTGTTGCAAATCGACAAATAGAGAAAATAGAAGCGCAAGGGGAATTAAAAGAGGCAATAGCTCAATGGGCTGCAATCGAACGGCTTAAAGGATTTAATGACCGAGAGATATATAAAAAATTTTATTATGCAACAGGGTTTGACGTATTAGGAGCGTTAAGTTCCAGTCAAACTCGTCAAGATTATTTGTTATTAACAGAAAAAATAAAAGGATGGTATCACAATGAGAAATGTTAGAATTATCGGGGATGATATTTATTATAAGGATGTATTAGTTGCTAAACTTGTTAACAGCCCTATGCGTACCATACAAGGTGAATTTGTTGATAAATTTGACGATCCAGACCAAGAAAGTTATGAAAATTTGCTTGATGATTATAACGAGTTAAAAGATAATCTCGTTGGCGATAGTGATATTGACGACATCGAAACTGCTTGCGAGGAATTAAGAAAACTAACTAAAAAAGCTGAAACAATTGAAGATTGTTGTCATTCGTTTAGAAAATCATATGAATTTATGATGGATAGTGTAAAATGATAATAACACCGAAAACAACTCTTGAAGAAATTAAAAATATTTTCCCTAATCAACATTGGGGATTAAATAAAGTTAACGGTATTTTAGAAGCTATAAAAGCGTCTGAAAATTTTGATGTTAATCTTTATGAAGATAATAACGGTAAACTTATGATTTATATCAATGAGCGTATAAATGCGTGAATCAGCAGTAACATCTCACATTCGTCTTGCAGCTGCACAACTTAATTGCCCTCTTTGGCGCAATAACTGCGGTGGGTTTTATGACAACACCGGACGATTTATTCGATATGGTTTAGGGTCGGAGGCTAAACTTGCGTCCAGCGACTTTATCGGCATTCGTCCGGTATTTATAACACCTGAAATGGTCGGACAAGTTTTAGGTGTGTTTACCGCCGTTGAAATGAAAGCCGAAAACTGGCATTTCAACAAAAATGACAAACATCTCTTGCAACAAAAACAATTTATTGATATTGTTAAAGAATATGGAGGGTTGGCAGGGTTTGCAACAAACGTTAAAGATTTTTACAGGATAATAAGATATGCCGACAACAAATAGTATGAAAGAACAAGGTAAAAAGACTAGAAACGCCATACTCGAAACGGGTTTGAAACTCTGGCCGAATGTTACATCAACAACTGTTGCCAACGCTTTAAACATTTCACACGGAACAGTGATTTATCACTTTCCCGATGTTAAAAATGCGGTGGCAGAATATGCTGTTAAAACAGGGAATAGTAAAGTAATAGTACAGTTACTTGCAACAAGGCATAGAGCTGTTAAAGATATGCCTGCCGCAGAACGCATGAAACATTTTACAGCCATATAATTTCCGGTCGACCGGTAAATTCACGCATCCAAATAAACCAGGCATAACAAACTGCGCTGTTTTCTTTAAGTGGGAAAAGTCCATTTTTACTCGAGGGGATTCGTTCAGTAAATACACAAACATAACGAGGTGGGTGCAAATCGAAAAATTTTCTGCGTTTTGCGGATTCTAAAAACCGTATATTCAAAAAATGACATGCAACAGGCGCAAGTTCTATTGACCGTTTGACACATTCTAAAGCGTGAGAATAAGGTGGATTTGTAATTATAGCGTCAAAAGGTAAGGAGTCATATAAAGTTGGTTTAAGAAAATCAATACCTCCAATACCATATCCACGATTGATAAGGTCGGTGGACAATACATTATGACCAAAAGCAATAAGAGCTTCTGATAAATGCCCCTTCCCGGCACACGGTTCCCAAATATATTTACCCCCGTTTTCCCATTTTAAAACATGTAACAAAGGTGGAATAGCGGAAGGAGAAGTTGCATAAAAATCATGTTCTTCCCGTTTTTCATCCCCTTTGCGATGTAATCCATGCATGTTACCACTCAATTTACAATTCTTTCAATAGTATCAGATTCCATAGCCGTAAATTGATAAACATCTTTACCTTTAATAAAATAAAATGTTATTAAATTACCATTTCTTTCAATGTCATAAAGATATGGTCGTTCCAGTAATGCTAAAAGCTGTTTATAGATTTTACGACTTATCCACATTATAAGTACTTCCACAAGCTACTATTAAATCTTCATCGTATGTTGGATTTTTACCTTTTCCACATCCGATATATTTTTTAATTTCATTGGTTATGGTATCTTTAACAGTAACAATACCTATACATTCTATTTCACCTTTATTAATATAACAGTATGTAGTAACAGGAAACCAAATAGAATCTAAAACAATTAAATGTTCGTAACCAGCTTGTTGACATTTTCGCATATTAAAAATTCTCCTAACAATTACCAACACCTTATAACCCTTATTATTCGCTGTCAAGTATAAAATTATGCAATAATGTATAAAAATGTAATTGACAATGATTAATAACAGTTATAGGGTGTTAGTAATTGTTATTAAATTTGAGGTATAAAATGGATAAAAAAACATTAAATCTCACAGAGTTATCAATCTATATCGGCATCAGTCGCCGAACTCTCTATAACATGATACAGGACGGTCGATTCCCCGTTCAACCAATTAAAGGTTTAGAACCTAAACGTTGGAGTGTTGAAAAAGTTAATGAATGGATAGAGAGTAAAGGGAATGATAACAATTAATGAGTTATGGAAAGATGTTCGAAACTTTGAGGGAGAATATCAAGTTTCGACATTGGGAAATTTTAAATCTTTACCTAAAAAAATATGGAACGGGCACGGTTTTTATATTTCCAAAGAAAGAATTATAAAACCTTACAAAACCAAAAAAGGTTATTTACATATTGATTTCAGAACTAAAACCTTGAAAGCTCATAGAATTGTTGCGGAAACTTTTATACCGAATCCTGAAAATAAACCACAAGTAAATCATATTAACGGTATTAAATCTGACAATCGAGTTGAAAACCTCGAATGGTGTAATAATTCCGAA